TAGCTCTTTTTTTAATTTACTTATTGATTTTGCCATAACTCACCTTGTGTATGTTCAGTTAAGGGTTTTAGATAATTATATTTAGCAATAGTAGTTGTTCTTCCAAACCTTGTTTTCTTTTTTAAAGGGACGCTTTCAATATTATATCCGTCTTTTCTATGATTAAATATAATAGCAGAAAGTCTAGTTGCTCCATATTCTTTTATTGCTTCATAGCTTGTTATACTTCCATAGGTCTTTAAGTGCCAGAGTATTGCATCTGCCTGACATTTGACCTGTCCTGATGTGATTGTAATTGTTTTCATTCTTTTAGTTTATAGTTAATATACAGCACTATTGCTGCTATTATTACCCACCCTATCATTTTAATAATTTTAAGGGTTCTTGATAATATAATGTTTCTTCTTTTTGTTTTCCTAGTGTATGAACTTCGTACCAAGCATTGTCTATCACTTTCTTGTGGGCATATACCCATCTGTAAAAAGTTCTTATATTTAAAAAGGGTTCTTCCTTTCCAAACCTTACCCCAAGTCTGAAAGCATCTTCAACTTGGTTAAAGGTCATATTTCCAAAACGCTTTTCTTGTGTCAAGTCTTGTGCAAATATCTTAGATAAATTTGCAAGTGTTTCCCTGTCTGTTTTGTGTCCTATTTCTACTCCTGTTTTAGCAACTAAGTCTAAG